CTATTGCTCCTTTAATGATGCATCGCCACGGTCGGTGCGCGATATATGAGACATTTCCGCCAGCAGCGCCATGGCGTCGGCGTAGGCCCGGCTGGCGCGCATTTCGTCGATCTGATCGGCCCCGAGGGTTTCGGCGCACTCGCGCAGCTGGGCGGTAAGGCGCTCAATGGTGCGCGCCGCTTCCAGCTCCAGGGCGATGACGTCGGGGTTGCCGCCCTCGGAGGCGTCCAGGCTTGCGTTTTCCCGCAGGCGTTCGATGAGGTCACTCATAAACGGCGCCTCCGTCGTTGTGCTGCTTGGGGTGGGCGAGTAGGTGCCGCAGGGCCATCGCGTCCCACCACGCGTTGTGCTGGACCGCTCCGGTCAGCGTTGTCGGGTAGGCGTCTACGCGGTGGATCTCAAACGATAGGTGCGGGATGTTCACCATCTGGCCCGGGGCCGTGATGATGGCTTGGCAAAAGTAGCGCACGTCGTCAGGCCAGTCGGTGTTGATGTGCGGTGCCGGATCGCCATGCAGGAACTCGGCAATGCGGTACGCACCGCCGTGATGACGGCAGTTGACCACCGACACGGGGAAGGGCACCGACCGCAGGATCGGCAGCACGTTCTCACGCACCCAAGGTTGCTGGGCGGCGTGGTCCGTGTAGACCAGATAGAGCGACTGGCCGTCCTCGCGGACAAGCGCAAGGGATAGCAGCGGTCCGCCGAAGCCGTCGAATTCGGTATCGAGGTAGTAGTTCACTCGCTGCCTCCCGTTCTCTGCGCTCCCGGTTGCGCGGACAGGGCGGCGCGCAAATCCTTGCGCCACCAGTACGCCCCGCGCTCGTCGGGGTGCCGGTCGCCAAACTCGACACCACGCAACGGGCCTTCGCCCAGCAGGAAGGCAAAGACCGGATGACCTGCATCGCGCACCGCCTCGCTGGCCTGGGGCGCGGCAAAGAGCGACTGCACCGGCCAGCCTTTCGCACGCCAGCGCTCGGCGACTGTGCGGTCCCACGTCGTGGCCGACTTATCGGTAAGGTGATCTTCGGTGAACCACGCGCACGCCTCCCCGGCTACAGGGGCGCTTGCCAGGGCGGCGCGGATAAGACGTTCGCACTCGCTGCGTCTAAGTGGCGGATGGATGTGCTGCATTTCGACCATTGCCGCATCCACACGTGCGATCATGTTTTCCTGCTCCCCGGCTACAGGGGCGCGCAGCTTGGACAGCAGGCCCAGAAGTAGGTCGGCGCGAATGGGAATATCGACGGTTCGGCCAAAGCGCCGGCTGTCCTTCTCGGCCCGGATGCGAATCCGATCAATCTGGTCATCCGTCAGCAGTGCTTCCTGCGCCGGGGCGGGAGTGTTGGTGGAATTACTCATACGAGGTCGTATCCGTTTTCGATGTCGAGGACGCTTTCGATGAAGATTTGCGCTTGCTGCGCGTTGATCGCGTTGCCGTAGGCGCGCAGGCGTCCCACTCGGGCGGGAGCCCCATCAACCAGCGGGAATGTGCCGGGTTCAACTGGGCGCCACTTTCCATCCCGGCAGAGCAGCCAATCAGCAGCTCTCCAGAAGCCGTTAACCGGGCCGGCCCGCTGACTCGGGATACGCCCTGGTTCGACAGCCGCGGATGATCCTTCTGGCCCCGATCGTATTGATAGTCCCCGCGTCTTGCGTCGATCGAGGTGGGCGTCTGCCATCCGGCCAGATGCACGGCCACATCCGCCAGTCCAATCTGCGGATCCGTCGGCTTGCGGTTGCCGATGATCGGTGGCCGAGGCTTCGCATCCACGATAGTGCTGCTCGGGGTGGGCCAGCCCGCGAACTGCGATACACCCGGCAGGGTCACCTGCGTTTTGGTGCCGTCCGGTCGCCGGCCCGTCGCCGAGGCATTGCCCATCAAATGCCCGCCGTCCCCGTCCCCCTTGGTCGGCGTTGGCCAACCAGAACAATCTGTCTCGGATGTGCGGCGCACCGATGCCCGCAGACGGGAAAGGGATCGCCACGCTGGCGTATTCCAAGGCTTCCAGGTCAGTGAATACAAGGTCGAGCCAAGGTTCTGCGTTCTTGCTTGCAACCTGCTCGCCAAAGACGACTGGAGGGCGGCACTCCTGGATGAGCCAGTGCCAGGCCGGCCAGAGGTGCCGCTCGTCATCAAACGCAGTTCCTTTGCCTGCCGCGGAGAAAGGTTGGCACGGACAGGAACCCGTCCAAACAGGTCGATCATCGGGCCATCCGGCGCGCCGAAGGGCATACGACCAGACGCCGATGCCGGCGAAGAAATGGCACTGTGTGTAGCTGCGAAGGTCATCGGGGTGTACGTCCTCAATGCTGCGTTCGTCCACGTCGCCCGGGGCAATGTGGCCAGCCGCGATCAGGTTGCGGAGCCAGTCGGCCGCGTAGGGGTCGATTTCGTTGTAGTAGGCGCCCGGCACATCACCCCTCCTGCTGCTGAGAGGCTGAGAACGACGGCTCATATTCAAGAGCGACTTCCCACCGCCCAATCTCGGGGCCAGTGATTCCGTCGAACAGGGCGAATGTCAGCGGCCAATGGGCCTCAAACCCGTCATGGTTGTGGTAGTAGTCTTCGGCGCAGGACTCGGAATCCCATTCGTCAACCTCATCAATCGGCTTGTCCCGAACATTCGCCGGGGCCGTATTGCGGATATCCAGGGCCGAGTTCGGCCAGACGCGCGCGTAGTAGATGCTCATGCCTCTCCCCCTTTGCCCTGCTGGGCGGCAATGGCGGCGTCAGCCAGTGCGTTGAGGTTTTCCGGCGTGTACTTCGCCATGTCCAGGGAGCTGCATGCCTCCACTACCTCTTGAAACCGATCCGGATCCGCGGCCATCCAGTGCAATGCGCGATACCGCTCCGCATCCCGCGCATCGCCAGCAGCGGGAGCGGCAAATCTCTGCGAGATGTACCGCGCCGCTGCCATCACCCGGGATTGATCCAGAGCCATATCCAAATGGCTGCAGATCGCTCCGGCGATAAACAATGCGTTCAAGTCGGTGCCGTCCTTCGCATCGCCCTGTGCGCTGGCCCGCGCCTCGGCCCGCCCATGATCAATGCCGGCGTACCAGCCTTCCTGGTGGTCGGCCGTGTTGCCAGTGCGCGCCAGGGTGTCGTCCTGGGTTGTGGCGGGAGGGTCGTCGTATTTGAACGCTTCCCAAGGCGCGACCAAGTCATAGCAGTTATCCAGATGTCCCTTGTCGTGGCAACGATCGAGCCAGAACATCAGGTCGTCGAAGGCTTCATTTACGGCTACCAGCTTCCAGCCGGCGGGGAGGGGGGTGGTCATGGTCAGGCTCCTTGGACGCGCGCGGCGCCGAGTTCATTCTTGATGAGGGTCTGGCGGATCAGGTCTTCGGCGTCGTCGGGTAGCAGCGTGGCGCCGACACGGCGCAGTACCGGGAAGAGGGTGCGCAGGCGGTCAACCAGGGGCTGATCGACCGGCATGCCGTTCTCGAGCCGCGCGGCCAATTGGCGCAGCGCCGACACGTTCAGCGGCTTGTTGTGGCGGATCGCCCACATTTCGAAGAAATCGGCCATGCCCGCGACGGCGCCGACGGCCGGATACCAGACGCCGTCGCCATGGTTCGGGAAGATGGCTTCGCCCTGGGCGGTGTAGACGGTGCCCAGCCGTTCGATCTGGTCGATCAGCGATTCCAGCGGCTCGAGCGTGTACTGCGCCTTCACCAGCATGGGGATGTGCTCAGGCCGCGGCCGACGCGTGGCGCGCACGCGGGCCTGCTGCTTTTCCATCATGCGGCGCTGCTGGCGGTTCATGGCGGGGATCATGGTCGTTCTCGGAATAAGGAGGCCGGGCACCGGCAGCGGTGGGGGGATGTGGGGGGAGGGAGTCCCGCCGTCGGGCCGGCCGAAAGGGGTTATGCGCCGTCGCCGGTCGTCTTTGCGTGAGTGCCTTCCACGCCCGCGCGCATGCGGCGGATCGTGCGCTGTTGCAGCCAGTGCATGGCCTCTTCGATCTTCGTCAGGGCCAGCGCGTTTTCGCGGCAGGAGAAGGGACCGGCCTGGAAGCTGCGCAGGCGGTCGGCGACGATGGCGAGCAGCACTTCCTGGGTGATGCCGTTGACGCCCACTTCGTTGATGGGACCGTTCTGGAACAGGATCAGGGTCGTATCGGCGTCCTGGTCGTCCGGGTCCGAAGGATTCGTGCTGTTGTCGAAGCCTTCCACGAGGTAGGCGTGGTTGGCACCTCCCGCGCCGGGTTCATCAATGGTGCGGATGGTCAGCAGGTCGTTGGCGGGATTGACGACGTGATCGTTGATGCTGCGGGTCATGGACTGCTCCTATGGGGTGCTGCGTTGGGGAAAGGGGTTATTGATCCAGGCCCAGCGAGCCCTGCTTTTCCTCGGGCGGTACCACCGTCAGCGTGGTTTCGCGGCCCAGGATCAGGGTCAGGCGTCCGTTTTCTTCGCCCGTCGGCTTGCCGCGCACGCGCCAGCCCAGGATGATCGTGCCGCCTTCCATCGGGTCAACGAAGAAGCGATCGACAATGGCCTCAGCGATCACGATGTCCGTGGTCTTGCCGTTCGACTCGCCGACGCCGTAGTGCACGGTGACCTCGGCGCCGATGATTTCCTTCTTGATGCGCTGGCGGCCCAGCTCGGGGAAGCGCAGCACGGTCAGACCCGGTTCGCTGCCATCGGTGGTCTGCTGGTCGCCCTTCTTGTAGAGCAGCGAGCGCATGTCGGGTGCCAGCAGTGCCAGCGAGTCGTTGCCCATGCGGGCCTGGAAGAACAGGTCGATGTCGGGCAGAGGGTTCTCGTCTTGCAGTTCCGCGCGGATCCGCATGTTGGTGAAGGTCACGCTCTGGCGGTCAAGCTGGAAGTTCGTTTGCATGCTCGGGTTGCTCCAGGTGGGGAAATAGGGCGGGCGGCGCCGGGGATGCCTCCGTTGGTGAGGCGCCGCCCTGGGGAGATCAGGCGGCCAGGCGCTTGAGCTGGGCCACCAGCTCGTCGCGCTCGGCCAGGAACTGAAGCACCGCCTTTTCGTGCGCGGCCAGTTCCTCGGCGGTGGGGGTGTAGCGGCAGACGAAAAGCTGCAGGTCATCCGGAAAGCGCGGGTCGAACGACACGAAGTCGGCGAACTCTGCGCCGGTCACCCACACGTTGTGCAGGCACTGCGGGCGGTACTGGTCCGGCACGGTGCCGGCTTCCAGGTAGCGGATGTGCGTCGTGCTTTTGGGGCACTTCGTTTCCAGCACGCCGCGGCGACCGTCTTCCACGAACAGACCGTCAACGCTGCACCCGGCGTCCACGTCGGGCAGGTACATGAAGCCGCTTTCGATGGCCACGTTGCCGGACTTCTCTTCGTAGGCCATGCGGGCGAACGGCTCTTGGTCGATGCCCCATTGCATTTCGCGGCTGACGTAGTCGCTGCCCTGAGGCATGCCGGTCAGGACTTCGATTGCCAGCTCGAATTTGTAGTCGGCGCGCTTGGTCGACCATTCCTTCTTGGCGGTCATCGCCAGCATGTCCGCCGCGCGCGATCCGGTGACCCGGCCGCAACGGTCCAACAGCCAGCCGTCCGAACCTTGCTCATGGGGGGAGAGGATGTAGCGGCTCATTCCTGGTTGCCTCCTTGGTCATCGCGGCCGAAGCCGTCGTCGGACGGGTCGCGCTGCGGCTCGTCGATGGTCTTGCCGTCATCGGGCGGGGTTTCGGTGGGCACGGCCTCGCCGCGCAGCACAGAGCCGCGGGCGGCCACGGCGGACTTGAAGGCGTCGTAGACAGCCATGTCCTTGGTGGCGCGCACAGCTGCCAGACCGTCCTTCCACACCTTCTCAAGCGCGGCGGCGTCCGGCGCGGCCTCTACCTGCTTGCGCAGGCGCGGCAACAGGTCAGGGTCGGCCGGCGCATTAGCGGTGGTGGCCAGGCCTTCGCCGCCGTCCGTGTTCAGATGGTGAATCGCCTCCGACAGCCGGTCGTTCTTCGGCCAGTACTTGTAGGCGCGCTTCACCACCGTCTTCTTGGCCATTTCGCCGTAGTCGGTCTTCCAGGGCGACGACTTGCCGGACTTCACCGACTGCGAGCGATTCATGATCGCGTCGATGTCCTCGCGGCTCATCGGCGTGGTCAGGTAGTCGCCGTCGGCCGTCTTGACCACCACATAGGCGCCGACGATTTCGCCTCGATCCTTGCTGAACGGGTTGAAGACGTGCGTGGGAGGGCCGTCGAAGCCGTTCAGGGCGAAGTTGTCCGCCTCGCGCACCAGCTCGGCCTGCGCCCAGCGGATCGAGCCGGTAGCGACCGCCAGGTCGATCAAGCCCATGTAGCTGATGTCCAGGCAGATCCGGCCGTCGCGCGGCACCAGGTACGCCTGGCGCTTCGCCGGGTTCAGGCTGATCCCGATGGCAGCGACGTTCGTCACGGCGTTGACCACCGACTGGCGATTCTTCATCGCCACGCCCAGGGTGTAGTCGTTGTTCTGCAGCACCTGGATGGCGAAGCCCGCTTCCTTCTCGAAGCTGATGCTCTGGTCGGTCAGCACCGCCGCGAATGAGTCGCGGGTGCCGTAGATGTCCTGGGTGATGACTGCGAGGTTGTTCATGCGGATTCCTGGGGAATGCCGGACCGAACCCGCAGCTCGCGGATGGTGTCGGCGGTGAATTCACTGTCGGGCGAGTGGCCAAACCATTCGCACGCGGCGACGACGCCAATCGCGCGGATGGCGTTCTCGAATCGGTCGCCTGTAGTCTTCTCGTCTACCGGCGCGATTTCTCCGGGGCCACCGTGGGGGATGCGGCTCATGTCATTCCTTCGCGACGACAACGGTCTTGCCGCAGCCTTCGCAGGCGGTGAGGGTGGATTGGGCTTGCTCGTCGCGCTGCTGGCGGTCGCCGTAGCCGAAGAGCAGGGCGGTCAGCACGCCGGCCACGACGTAGGCGGCGACGCGGTTGTCGCGGTCCTTCAGGAGGCGCTTCATACTGATTGCCACTCCTCTTCGGTGAGTTCCGGGCGCGGGTCGCGGTAGCCGTCGACCTTGCAGCGCTGCTGCGGCATCAGGATGGTCGGATGCGCCTTGGGACGCGCGACGGCGCAGCCCGGGCACTTCACGCCGAACTTGGCGCGCACAGCCTTGCGGTGGTCCGCCAGCGCCTTGTAGTCGTCAATGGTGTCGCTCATTGCTGCTCGCCCTTGGCCTTGGCGATGGCGGCGCGGGCGCGCTCAGCATCCGCTTTGGCAACGGTCACGGCTCGGCCGAAGTTATCGGGCTTGCGCTCGTAGCAGTAGACGAGGGTGTTGATGTTGCATTCCAGCGCGCTCAGCAGGTCCAGCAGCTCCGGCGCGGCGGCGATCACCAGTCCATTGGCAGGCGAGAAGTCGCCGTCAGCTGCTCGTGCAACCTGGGCGATAGTCAACTGCTCGCGGTCCACGCTGTAGATGCGGCCATTGCGGTGGGCCCACGGACCGGGCGTGTGTTTCGTCGTCATTCGTCTCTCCAGCAGCGCGCCATCAAGGCGTCGCCGATCAGGGCAATCAGGTAGAGGGAGCACAGGGCCCAGATGGCGTAGGTGGCGGTCACAGGCAGGCCTCCGCTTCGTCGGGGTCCATCTCGGCAAGCTGGCGATTGGCCAGACCTTCGATGCAGTTGCCCAGGTGGTCGGCCAAGAACTTGCCCACGGTCGGCACGGTGGAACCGATCAGCAGCACCAGCAGCACGGCGCCCTGGTTGTCGGCCAGCTGGTTCATCAGGTGTTCGACCCAGTCGGCCGCCGTCAGCCCGTAGGCGGTCGGTTCTTCTTTGGACAGGCAGGCCACCACCGCGGCGACGGCCTGCGCCTTCGTCACGGTCGGCGCGTCTTCGTCAGGTTCATGGGGCATGGAGTAGGGAGGGGCGACCCGCAGCAGGTCGTCCATCAGTTGAGCGTGATAGGCACCCATGGCTCAGTTCCTCGACGCCAGTTCAGCCTCGCGCGCCATGCCCTGGTAATGCTTCAGGATCTTGGCGTCCTCGGCGTACTTGTCGAACTCAGCGCGGAAGGCCAGCTGCAGGCGGCCGCGGTTGACCGGATCAGCCACGCACCACAGGTGCGCAAGGTTCTTGATGAACGTGCCGCCGTAGGTCTGCATCGCGCTGATGGCCTGCTCGGCGGTCGAAGCTTCGAAGATGATGGACATGGTGGTCTCCTTGCCCCGGCACCCGGGGCGGGGTGGGGGAAGGATCAGCGGACGACCAGCGCGCCAAAGTCGTCCATGACGGCAGTGCGCGTTTCGCCGTTCCAGGCTTCAAACCAGTAGCAGCCCGAGCGCATGCCGCGGGAGCGGTTGTAGCAATGCCATTCGCCGTTGACTTCGTAGATGACGGCTTCGTCGCTGGCTTCGTGGATCTTGACCATGCTGTTCTCCCTTTTGCTCACCGGGTGGCGAGTGCGGACATCACCGTTTGGTGATGCATTGGGAGTAGATTACCAAATGGTAATTTTTAGTTCAATACCATTTGGTAATTAAATTTGTAACGGGTAAATAAAAACCGCCCGTAGGCGGTTGTGACGATAGGACGGGGTGGGCTTGTTATGCTGAGCCTGTTCGAATCCAACGGATTAAACGGCTCGTGAGGCGATCGTAGCCAAACGAGAGCAGGTAGCCGAGAACAGTCATATATGTACCCCAGGCTGCAATCGAAGAACGCTCATAGCGCCCCCCCGTTCCCCAGACGGAGCCCCACCAGCGATCAAACAATCTTTCCATAAAATTCCAGCGGCCGATGTCATTGGCGATCTCAATGAGCCCCGCGGCCAACAGCACCGCCCCTAGGGCCAAAATCATCATGCCGATGCGCTTCAGCGGCGTATCAAGCCGCCCTGCAAGGGAGGTTTGGGGTCGCGCCGGTATGGTTTGAACAGATGCAGCGCGCGCCTCATCCCGCATTTCTTTCTTTGCCTGGTCTCGTTCTGCGTGGGTCAGAAAGCGACGAGTTTTCACGTCATAGCAAGGAGATAGTTGCGAGACCGCCACATATCCTCCTGGACCGTCCTCTTCTAAGCGGACGAACTGCCCAGTTTGAATGCTGCTTTCAATCCCCGCAGCGATTCGTACGGTAAGAACCGCCTCTCGCTTTCCCACAAGCGCAGCAACATCGCACCGTTGCCCCTGGCGCATACTCTCCACCACGCCAACAGCATCAACTATCGGTATCAGCCCGTCGCGGGCGGAAGACATTGCTATCTCAGTTGATTTGAAGTGGATCAGCCGGTCGGTAGTGGGTCCTGGCATCTCGCTCTCCCTTGTCGTCTAGACAGGAACGAATTTCCCTATAACTACGCCGCATATAGTTGCGCGGCCGTTCACCCTAATAACCTTCTCGGGCCAATCGGGGTTAAGCGGCCGCAGGAACATTTCACCATCCTCGATGATGAGCTGCTTGAACGTTGCGCGCTCTTCATCGTCCAGGCGAACTACGACGTGCTTGCCGCTATAGGCCTCGCGCGCCGGGTCAACGAAGATGATGTCACCGTCCTGAAACTTTTTCTCCATGCTCACGCCCTGGACCCTCAGCGCAAAGGTATTCGGGCCGTGGGCCACCGGGCAGGGTAGCCATTCGTCAGCGTCTGTGGGCTGGAAGTTGTCGCATATTTCAGCCCATGCGCCTGCCTGCACCCAGGAAATCACTGGTACCAACCCCCTTATCTCCGGCCCTGCGCTGATGTTGTCTCCGCTCACGCCGGCGCCCAGCGGACTTCCTTCGTCCGTCTGTTCGAGGTACCGAAGTGGCATGCCCACCGCTTCCTCCAGGTTGCGCGCCTTCCGGCTGCCGAAGGATTTGGTCTTCAGCAGTCCGGAAATCTCGCCCTGGTTCAGGCCGTGTCTCGCGACGAACGCAGCCATGTTTGGGAAATGGCTGTCGATCCACTTCCGAAGCTGGCGGCGTCGGTTCGCGACTTCTTTGTCTGCGGCGTTGTTCATGCGCGGCATTGTCTATTACCGAAAGATAAATCACCAAAAGGTGTTGACATGACATTACCAAATGGTAAAGTCGCAACATGCGCACCGAAAATGAAATCCCCACCCGAGTCCCCGTCGAGCCCCTGTTGCAGTGGCTCCGGGATACCCCGAAAGCCGATGCAGAGGCCCGCTGCGCTGCCCGCGGCACGTCTGTTGGCTACCTGCGGCAGATCGCCTATGGCTATAAGGTCGCCGGCCTGATCGGCGCCGACATCGAGCTGATAACGGAAGGGAAGTGTCGGCGGCAGGACCTGCGCCCGCACGACTTCGCGCGGTACTGGCCCGAACTGGCCGACACCACGCCGGCGCAGCACGAGGCGGCATGACCCCATCAATGCACCGTCGCGCCAACGCGGTCGTCGGTGGCTCATGCCATCCGGTCACGCTCGATGCGCAGCTCCTCAAAGATGGCCAACACCGCGGCCTCGCTCGGGTCCACAAAGGCCCGACGCGCTATGTCTTGGGCGTTGTTCAGCAGTTTCTCGGTCTCGGTCATGTCGTTCGTATTGGGTTGTCGGTACGAAAAATTTTTGCCCGAGTCCACGCTGTAACTCACGTTGTAACCCGATGATTTTTTCCTAAAAGGAAGCGAAGTGCACACCCATCCCGCAGTTGTATATGGCGCCAGTACGTTGCCGGCGCCCGCCGGAAAGCGATTCCTGCCGCTGTCTGCTGTGGCGGCTTGCAAGACCTTCCGCGAGGCCGTGCGCCTCGCCTGGGAACACCGGGCGCGGCCCAACATGACGCAGCGCAGCCTAGCTGAAGAGTGCGGCCTATACGCGCCGCACGTGAGCAGCTACCTGCACCCCGAGCCGCTGGATGGCAAAAACCGCCCGCGCTTGGACCTGCCCGCTGATTGCATCGATGCATTCGAGGAAGCCGTGGGCAACCACGCCATCCGCCAGTACCTGAACCATCTGGGCCGGCTGACGATTATGGAAGAAGTCATTGCCCAGAGGGCCGCATGACCTATGACGAAGCCCTGGCCCTCACCAAGCGCGCGTTCGAAGAGGCCCTGCGGCAGCACGGCTGGGACCGCGCAAAGGCATACGAGGAAATGATGCTGCGCGAAGACCTGAACCCCCAACTGCGCGAGGCCTTCCTTGTGATCGGCCGCCACACTGCATTTTCGACGAGGCATTGATGCGCCAGCGTTTACACAACCCCCGCACGTTCTTGCTGATTGGCGTGAGCCAGCAGGCGGCTGCGCAGACGTTCCTGGCCAATCTGCCGCTTGATGCCGACTCTCCGCTGGAGGTGGTGGTGCGCGAGCGCGTCAAGCCGCGCAAGATGAGCCAGAACGCCCTGATGTGGGCCGGTCCGCTGGCAGACATCGCAGAACAGGCCTGGGTGGGCGGCAAACGTTTCACCGCCGAGGCATGGCACGAGCATTTCAAGCGCGAATACCTGCCCGAAGAGTTCGACCCGGAGCTGTGCCTGGATGGCTACGTGAAGTGGCAGATTACCCCGCGCGGCGACCGCGCGCTGGTGGGCAGCACCACCATGCTGACCGTCAAGGGGATGGCCCAGTACCTCACCCTGGTTGAGGCTGCCGGCGCTGAGCTGGGCGTCGAGTTCCGCACGCCGGGGGGCCGCTGATGCTCCGCCGCTCGCCCTTGACACGCAAGACGCCGCTACGCGCCACGACTGGCCTGCAGCGCACCCCATTCAAGCGCCGCGCGCCGAAGAAGCGCGCCGGCCATGCGCCGGAGTACACGGCTGCGTGCAAAGGGGAGTGCTGCTATCTGCGGTTCCCTGGCTGCCGCAGCTACCCCAAAGACCCCACGATCGTGCCTGCCCACCAGAACGAAGGGAAGGGCATGGGCCTAAAGGTCCACGACAAATTCACCGTTCCAGCCTGCCACTTCTGCCACGCGCTCTACGACCAGAGCGGGATCGCTCGCGATATCAAGCGCGCCACCTGGAACTGGGCATACACGCGCTGGGAACCCGTGCGCGCCCAAAAGATGGCCGCGAACAACGACAAGATGAAGGAGGCCGCGTAATGGCCGCTGACTGGATCAAGATGCGCGTCGACCTTCCGACGCATCCGAAAGTTGTCCGCATTGCGTCCGCTTGTGAAGCGGACAGACTGCGCGTGATTGGCGGACTTTTGTCCGTTTGGGGTCTGTTCGATGCCCACTCGGTCGACGGGCAGCTGGAAGGTTACACCCCGAAGGTGATGGACGAGACCATCGGTTTCCTCGGATTTTCGGATGCCATGATCGCCGTCGGTTGGCTGGAATTCGACGGATTTTCCCTATGGATGCCCCAGTTTGGCGAGCATAACGGCCAGTCTGCCAAGAAGCGTGCCCAGGACGCAGACAGGAAGCGAAACGACCGAAATTTGTCCGCTTCCGAAGCGGACAAAAAGCGGACTAGAGAAGAGAAGAATAGAGAAGATAAAAAGAACCCCCCTAACCCCCCGGCGGGGGGAGAGGGCTGGGCGTTGCCCGACTGGATTCCTGCTGAACCCTGGCGGCAGTTCGAGGAAATGCGGCGGAAGAAGAAAAAGCCAATGACCGACGGCGCCCGCAAGCTGGCCGTGAGCAAGCTGGAGGCCTTGCGCGGCGCTGGCCACGACGTGGCGGCGATGCTGGACCAGTCGATCCTGCACGCCTGGGACACGTTCTACCCACCGAAGCCAGACAGCGGGCAGGGCAGTTTGGGCGGCCTGAGCGGCGCGGCGGACGACCGCCTGGCAGGTGCCCTATGAACGGCCACCGGTCGCTCATGGCTGCCCGGATGAGCGGGCGCAAGCCTGCCGCTGTGTTCCTGATCGACCTGGACGGACGGTGGTTGACGCCGTACACGGGCGCCGAAATGTGCGCGCGCAATGGCGCGTTCCCTGAAATCGAGATTGAGCCCGATGACGTACTGGGCACGCTGGACCTGCGCGCGGTGCGCGGCCTGCGCGTGCTGGTGCTGGGCGCCGACAAATTCCGCGTGGCCGAGCTGATGAAGCGTGCCGCGCAGTTCCAACCCGCCGAAATCCTCGCATCCGGCTTTCAGGACAACCTGATCGCGCGTTGGACCGAGGCCGGCTACCAGAAGCTGGAGGTCACCCTTTGAACCCGAATGACGCCCCGATTTTCACCCCGGACGACACCGACTTCCGCGAGTGGGTCGCCGATTCCGACCCACAGACGCGCGTTGTCTCGCCGTCGGTTTGGAAGGAGCAACTGGTCCGCAGCACGATGGAGGCCGACCGCATCTTCGGCGCGCGGTTGCCGTGGCGCAAGACCCACGACCAGATCCGGTTTCGCCCGGAAGAGGTCAGCCTCTGGCAGGGCATCAACGGGCACGGTAAGAGCCAGATGCTGAACCAGGTGGCGCTGGCGCTGGCCGCCCAGGATGAGCCCGTGTGCCTGGCCAGCTTCGAGATGAAGCCGCTGACGAACCTGAAGCGCATGCTTCGCCAAGTCGCGCGCAACGGTAGCCCCAGCGCGCAGATGGCCCAGCGCATGCTGGCGTGGATGGAGGGCCGCTTCTGGTTCTACGACCAGGCCGGCATGGTCCGCCCCGAGATGATCTACAAGGTGGTCGGCTACGCGGCCGCGCGCCTGGGCTGCAAGCACGTTGTCATCGACAGTTTGATGAAGTGCGTCCGCGGCGAAGAAGACAAGGACGGTCAGAAGAACTTCCTGGACGCCCTGACGGCGCTGGCGCGCGACAACAAGATTCACGTGCACCTGGTTCACCACGTCCGGAAGGGCGAGAACGAGGACAAGGCGCCTGGCAAGTTCGACGCGCGCGGCTCGGCCGCCATCATCGACCAGGTGGACAACATCCTGACTGTCTGGCGCAACAAGCCCAAGGAGCGGATCGCCGAGAAGGAGTCCCGCAACGGCGGCCAGGTGTCGGACGACACCGACAGCAAGCCGGACACCTACCTGATCTGCGACAAGCAGCGCAATGGCGAGTGGGAGGGCAGCATAGGCCTGTGGTTCCACCAGGACAGCATGCAATTCACCCCGGACAAGCACCGTCGGCCCATGGAACTCGTCGGGGAGCTGGCATGACCTCATCGAACCTCACCGACGCCTACGACCCGTTGGCTGGCACGCTGCAGGGCACCGGCCGGATCACGTATTCACCGGACTTTCAAAGCGAGAAGCCAACAACGGCGCGGGTCTTGCAAGCACATAGCGCCGCCACGCCGCATGAATCCTCAGCTCAGCCCTTCGGCGGGCGAACCCGCATGCAGTGCCAGGCCCGCGGCTGTGACGGCTGCTCAGTTTGCAAAATTGACGAAATCGTCAAATCGGACAGCTTCGCCTCGCTGGACCCCGACCCCTGGGCCCGGGATGGCGCCCAAACCAGCAGGATCATCCCGGAAAGCCGCGCCAATGCTGGATCTACGGTGGCGCCCGGCCCGGGCCTCAACGTCAACATCCTGGCTCTGGACCTGGGCACGAAACTGGGCTGGGCGATGCTGCCGCGCGGTGGCCAGATCACCCACGGCACCGAATCATTCGCGCCGCGCAAGTCCTGGTCCCCCGGGCAGCGCTGGCAGCGGTTCCGCACGTTCCTGCATGAGGTGGTCTCCCGCCACAACATCCACGTCATCGCCTATGAGGACGTGAAGCGTCATGTGGGCACGGACGCGGCGCACGCCTACGGCGCCTTCCTGGCCCTCACCGAGTTGGTGGCCGACAGCCACCGCGTGCGCCTGGTGCCGGTGGGCGTGGGCACCATCAAGAAGCACTGGACGGGGAAGGGCAACGCCGACAAGGCCGCCATGGAAGCCCAGGCGCGAGCCCGCGGCTTCCGCCCTGAATCGGACAACGACGCCGACGCCCTGGCGATCCTGCACTGGGCGGTGGCGCAGGAGCGCAAAGCATGAGCACCCACGAACAGACCGCGCGCAACGCGGAAATCGTCCAGCGCCGACTGAACGGCGAGGCCACAGGCGCCCTGGCGCTTGAGTACGGCATGTCACCCACGCGCATCGGGCAGTTGGTCCGCCGCCACCGTGAAAAGGCGGGAGAGATCCCGGCCAATCCGCGTACAAAGGCCACGAAGGCGGAGACGGCGATCCGGCCCAGGCTGCGCAAGGTAGAGCTAGGCCTGTGGGAATGCTTCGATGTGGCGATGTCGCGCCGCGGGGAGACACCCAGGGAAGCATACGACCGCTGGCTGCACGCTTCGTTGATCGAGCTGTTTGATAAGCAGTTTGCGCCCCTTGCGGCCAAAGCCTCGAAGGCTCCAGAGCCGGCCGAACTTGAACAGCCGTATCGCGGGCCGGTTACCGTCGTTCCGGGCGTTCGCCCGGGCCAGGCTCTGCGCCTCCCCCAGTCGCTGCTTCTGAACGGCGCTCGGGCCCGTGCGGCGCAGCCTTACACGCCGTCGCTCTCGGGCGGCCGCCGAGGGGACACCTGACGCATGCGCCTTACGGACTTCGATTGGCCCGAGATCATCCTGGACCTGCGCCGCTGCGGCATGGGCCAGCATGAGATTGCCCGGAGCATGGGGCATGCCGTGGGCGAATCGATGGTCCGCCAGTATCTGGCCGGCGCCTCCCCGGCGCACTGGCGGGGGGAAATCCTCCTGGCCCTGTGGGAAGAGCGCACCGGGCGCGACCGAATAACCGCCCCGCGTCGGCCGGCTGAAATGCGCCGCATCGCCGAGCGCCGCCCGCGCAGTCGCCAGGCCAGCCACATGCCAACCGAACACCTACCAGCTGTCGCCCAGGCATTCGGCCTGTCCGTCCCTGCGCTGCTACAGCTCCTGAACAAGCGCCCGCGCCGCATCGTTGCGACCGGGGAAACCCTCTCCCTGCCGGGATTCGAAGAATGAGCCTGAACGAGAAACAACGGCGATTCGCCGCCGAATACCTGATCGACCTGAACGCCAAGCAAGCCGCGATCAGGGCCGGATACAGTCCAAAGACGGCTGAATCGCAGGGTTCGCGACTGTTGAGCAATGCAAAGGTGGCGAAGGCCATCCAGGCTGGCAAAGAGGCGCGGGCAGCCCGAACCGAGATTACCCAGGATCGCGTGCTGCAGGAACTGGCCCGCCTGGCGTTCTTCGATATTCGGCAGCTTTACCACGAGGACGGCCGGCTGAAGGCGCCGCATGAACTGGATGACGATACGGCCGCCGCGGTCGCGCAGTTGGAAAGCATCGAAGAGTACGCGGGACGGGGAGAGGATCGCGAAGCCATCGGGACCACCAAGAAGGCCAAGACCTTCAGCAAGGACGCCGCGCTGGCCCTGGCCATGCGCCACCTGGGCATGTTGAACGACAAGCTGACGATCACACGCCCGCGTGTGGTGCGCCGTGACCTGACCGGTCGCAAGAGCGGGGGAGAGGCCTGATGCAGCCGGAGATTCACTACGAGTACGCCGCGCAAGGGCCCGTCCTGGCCGAGTACATCGCCTCGCGCGCGCCCCGGACCATGATCATGGGGCCGCTGGGTAGCGGCAAGACAAACGCCAGTTGCTGGCGAGCCATGGACATCATGTGCGAGCAGGAGCCGGACGCACAGGGCGTGCGGCGCTCCCGTGGCGCCGCGATCCGCAACACCTATCCGGACCTGATGAGCACCACGACCAAGGACTGGCTGGAGATGTTCGGGGACCTCGGGCGCTGGGTGGCGGGTGGCCTGGAGCCGCCCACGCATTACCTCTCGTTTGACCTGGATGATGGGACCAGCGTCGAGGCGGAACTGGTGTTCATCGCCTTGGATCGCCCGGAGCATGAGCGCAAGCTGCGCGGTCTCCAGCTCACTTTCGCATGGCTGAACGAGGTCAAGGAGCTGGTCAAGGCCATTGTGGACATGCTGGACCTGCGCGTCGGCCGATATCCGAAGGACGTCCGCCCCACCTGGTTTGGTCTGTTCGGCGACACCAACGCGCCGGACAGCGACCACTGGTACTACAAGCTGGCAGAGGAAGAGCGCCCAGAGGGCTGGGTGTTCCTGCGGCAACCGGGCGGCGTCATCAAGGTAGGCGACAAGTGGCAGGTCAACCCTCAGGCGGAGAACCTGAGCAACCTGCCGCCCGGCTATTACGAGCGGGGCATGCAGGGCAAGAAAGAGGACTGGATCAAGGTCAACCTGGGCAACCAGTACGGTTTTGTGGTGGATGGCAAGCCGGTCCATCCGGACTATCAGGACTCGATGCACTGCCGCGACTTCGAGCTGGATCCACGCTTACCCCTGCTGGTTGGCATGGACTTTGGTCTGACGCCGGCGGCGGTGTTTGCCCAGCGGCGCGCGATGGGCGGCTGGCGCATCCGGTCAGAGCTGGTGGCCACCAACATGGGCGCGGAGAAGTTCGCGCACGAGATCCACTTGCACTTGGCCCAGATGTATAAGGGCTTCCACATCGGCGGGTTCTGGGGCGACCCCTCAGGGGACAACCGCGCCCAGAGTGACGAAACCACACCATTCCAGATCCTGAAGGCCGCCAATCTGCCCGCAGAGCCAGCGCCGACCAATGACCCGCTGTTGCGCTGTGGCGCCGTGGACGGCGCGCTGACACGGATCATTGACGGGGAGCCCGGGCTGATCGTGCACAGCGACTGTAAGACGCTGCGCAAAGCGCTGGCCGGTGGCTACTGCTATCGACGCCTGGCCGTCTCGGGTGAGCGGTTCGCGGACGCACCGGTGAAGAATATGTTCTCGCACGTGGCCGAGGCAGCGCAGTACCTGCTGGTGGGCGGCGGCGAGCACCGCCCTATGGTGACCAGAAAGCGGCGTGATGGGTCGGTGCGTCCAACCCGCGCCATCATGGATTGAATTTTTCACACGGCCATTCGGCCAATCACAAGGAGCATGACCTATGGAAAACGTGGAAACGCCGCAACCCCTTGACGCTAACGGTCTCATCGAGGCCATACAGGCTGGACGGGTGAAGCAGTTCGTAATCGTTGTAGAGCTGCCCGACGGCGATATCAACTCGTGCGCCGAGATTAAAGACCGGGAAGGCGCGAACCGCCATTTTATGGAGCTGGAACTGAAAGGGCTGCCCGAGTTGTATCGCGAAGCGTAGGCTGGGCCCTCGATTTTCGCAGTCTACTGCGCGCGCGCGTAGACAGACTGGCGGCATCCCATAAATGGTGCCGCCATGTCGAGCTTTTTCTCCAAGCCAAGTTCGCCCAAAATCCCGGATCCTCCTGCGCCCGCCGCGCCGCCGGCTGCCACTGACGCCGCTGCGGCAGGCCAGTCCGAAGCCGAACGCCTGCGCCGCCGTCGCGGCACGGCCAGCACCATCCTGACGTCCGACACCACCGCCGCCCCTGGCTCCGTCGCGACGAAAACCCTGCTGGGCTCCTGATGGAAAATCAGGACGTCGATCTTGTCCGCGAGGTTCTGGCCGATCACGAGGCCATGAAGCAGGCGCGGCAGTCATTTGAGTCCCAGTGGGATCAAGTGACTGAGGTGCTGCTACCGCGCTACCGCAAGTTCTCGCAGACCAGCGACGCGAACCCCGGGGACAAGCGCACCCAGGAAATCTACGACTCCACCCCCATGCTGTCCCTGCGCCATTTCGGCGCTGCTATGGACTCGATGATCACGCCCCGCACGCAAAAGTGGCACGGGCTGACGGTTTCAAACCCGGACATCAAGGACCGCCCGGCAGTCAAGACCTACCTGGAAACGGTCACGAATCTGCTTTTCGCCCACCGCTATCGCTGGCGGGCGAACTTCGCTTCCCAGTCTGGAGCCAGCTACATCGGCTACGGCGCTTACGGCGCAGGCGGCATCATGGTTGACGATGTGCTGGGGCAAGGTATCCGGTACCGCAATATCCGCATGAATCGTCTCTGGTTCGCAGAGGATGCCTACGGCGTGGTGAACAAGGCCCATATCCAGTGGACGCTGACGGCACGCCAGGCTGCTGAAAAGTGGGGCGAGAAGAATCTGCCTCTGTTCATCCGCAATGCGATCGACAGGAATGACCTGGAACGCCGGTTCGATTTCCTGCATGCCATCCGGCCTCGCCGCGACCGCGAGTTCGGTAAGGTTGACAGCCGAAACATGCCTATCCAGTCGGTCTGGATCCCGCTGAACGCGGAAACTCAGATCGTTGAGCACTCCGGATTCCGAGTGTTCCCCGTGGCTATTGGGCGCTTCTACGACGCCGACGACTCGGCCTATGGTTACTCCCCGGCGATGGAGGCGCTGCCAGACGTCCGCATGCTCAACCGCATGGAGAAGACCAACGTCAAGGGCGCCGAGAAAGCGGTGGATCCTCCGCTGGTGCTGGCGGATGACGGTGCGCTGGAGGCGTTCGACCTGCGCGCGGGCGCGCTGAACTTCGGCTACATGAGTCCGCAGGGTACGCAGTTGGTCCAGCCCCTCAATCTGGGCAAGAACGTGCCCATGGGCATCGACTACGCGAACCAAAAGCGCGAGTCGATTAATTTGGCTTTCTACGTGACCCTGTTCCAGATCCTGGTGGACAACCACCAGATGACGGCCACCGAAGTGCTGCAGCGCGCGCAGGAGAAGGGGATTCTGCTGGGCCCGACCATGGGCCGGGTGCAGTCCGAACAGCTCGGCGCGCAGATCAGCCGAGAGTTGGACATCCTGGATCAGGCCGGCGTCTTGCCGCCCATGCCTCCCGAGCTGGAGGAAGAGGGCGGCATCGTGGAAATTGAATACAACAGTCCGCTCAACCAGGCCATGCGTGCGGAAGAGGGCGCCAACGTGCTGCGCTGGGCAGAGGCGTCCGCGCCGTTCGTGCAAGCCGATCCTCGGGCAGCTCGCGCCATGAATTCGACTGCGATCGTGCTGGGCCTGGGTGACGTCTTCAGCGTCCCGCAAAAGTACAAGCGCACCGAGGAAGAAATCGCCGAGATGGACGCCGCCGACGCTCAGCAGCAGCAGGCCGCCCAGCTTCTGGAGGCCGCGCCGGTCGCGGCTGGCGCCGCCAAGGATCTTACCGCTGCCGCGGTCAACGCTTCCAACGCCCGCATATGAGCATCCCATTCAAATTCCGCATGATGTTCGGCCGCCGCGCCGCCTACCGCCGCGCGTTCCTGGACGACAACGGCCAACTGACCGACGCCGGTCAGCGCGTCATGGCCGACCTGGCGAAGTTCTGCCGTGTCCGCGAGTCAATAACCGTCGTATCGCCGATCACGCGCACCGTGGATACCCACGCCTCAATGCAGGCGGAGGGCCGTCGCGAGGTGTTCAACCGCCTCGCTTACTACCTGAAGCTCAGTGAGCAAGACATTTTCCAGTTGATGGAGCGAGAACATGCACGCCCTGAATAAACGTTTCCTCTTTTCCCGATTGCTGCGCAACGAAGCGCCTGCAGACACGCCGCCGGCTGGTGGAGCCCCCGCAGCTGAGGCACCTGCCACGCCTCCGGCAGCAACCTCCGGAGCCAGCCCCGGCGCAGATTCGCAGGTTACTGCGCCCGCGTGGCACGAAAGTATCCAGGACGCCGGCCTCAAGGCGTTCATCGAAGGCAAGGGTTTCAAGGACGCGGGCGAGGCGGTGAAGGCGCTGCAGGATCTGGAGGGCCAGACGGCAAAGCCGGAATCCGCCGATGCCTACAAGCTGCCCGTGCCGCAAGGCCAGGACGGAGCGTTTGCCACCGAGGCAGCCAAATGGATGCACGAGGCGGGAATCCCGGTAGCGCAGGCGCAGGCCCTTGCTACGAAATGGAACGAGTACCAGGCCGGCCAGGCCCACGCGGCGGATCTGGCAAGACAGCAGCAGGGCGAGGCCGACGTGGCTTCCCTGCGCAAGGAATGGGGCGGTCAGTACGACGCCAATGTCGAGCTTGGCAAACGCGCCGTCAGGACCTTTGTTGGCGAAGGGCAGGACGCCGAGGCGCTGCTAGGCAGTATCGAAGGTGCAATCGGTGCCGGGCAGTTGCTGCGCTTGTTTCATCGCATCGGCGCCAATCTCGGTGAAGGTTCGCTGACCCCGAACGGCGACGACACTGGGCACCAGCCCGAGCCGAAGGACATCAGCGAATTGCTCTATCCATCCATGGCCAAAAAGGCCTAGGAATTTCCAGGGCTTCGGCCCGTAACCGCCGAAAGGCAACTTGTTTAACGGCCGACTCTAAGGAGCTCAAATGGCTACTCTCTCCACCCAGAACCCGACGTTGGCCGATGTCGCCAAGCGCCTGGACCCGAATGGCAAAATCGACAAGATCGTCGAATTGCTGAATCAAACCAACGGCATGCTCGAAGATGCGACGTTCATCGAAGGCAATCTGCCGACCGGGCACCGCACCACCACGCGCACCGACATTCCCGAGCCGACGTGGCGCAAGCTGTACGGTGGCGTCCAGCCAACGCGCAGCACCACGGCCCAGGTCACCGACAACTGCGGCATGCTGGAAGCCTATGCGGAGGTTGACAAGGCATTGGCCGACCTGAACGGCAATACGGCCGCGTTCCGCCTGTCCGAGGACCGCGCGCACGTCGAGGGCATGAACCAGGAAGCGGCCCGGACCCTTATCTATGGCAACGAAGGCACCGACCCCGCCAAGTTTACGGGCTTGGCTGCTCGCTACAACTCGATGAGCGCCGGCAGCGGCGAGAACATTATCGACGCTGGCGGCACCGGAAGTGACAACACCAGTATCTGGCTGGTGACCTGGGGCGAGAACACGATCCACGCCATTTATCCCAAGGGGTCCAAGGCTGGACTGAACCAGGAAGACAAGGGTCAGGTGACGATCGAGAACGTCGACGGCCAGGGCGGCCGCATGGAAGGCTACCGCTCGCACTACAAATGGGATCTGGGCCTCACTGTGCGCGATTGGCGCTATGGCGCCCGCATCGCAAACATCGATGTGTCGGCGCTGTCTGATCCGGCCACCGCCAAAGACGCAACCATGGCGCTCATTGAAATGATGATTGAAGCATCCGAGCGCATACCGAACTTCGGTATGGGCCGCGCCGCCTGGTACGTCAACCGCACGGTCCGTACCAAGCTCCGTCTTGGCATCCTCAACAAAATCGCCAATAACCTGTCGTGGGAAACCGTGGCCGGTAAGCGGGTGATGATGTTCGACGATATCCCCGTGCGTCGTACCGACGCGCTTCTGAGCACCGAAGCCCGCATCGTCTAACCGAACCAGGGGCTGCGGCCCCTTCTGGAGCAAATCATGTACATCGATTCCCGTTTGGAATTCTCCAACAAGCAGGTCGTGGCTGCGGCTGGTCCGTCGACCAACGTGGTCGACTTGGGCACTCCTGCCCGAAAAATCGGACCCGGTCGGGCCATGTGGGTTGTCGTGCAGGTGGATGCGATACCCGCCGCAGCCGTGACGGCCACGATACAAACGTCCGAAGCAGAGGGGTTCGGCACCTCCAGCAACATCGGAAGCGTGACCATCCCGCAGGACACCCCGGTCGGCACGCGTTTCGTGATCGGGTTCCCCTACACGAATCAGCGTTACCTGCGCATGAACTACAGCGCGGCGGGGACGCTGTCGGCGTGGTTGACCGACCAAGAGCCGCAGTCCTGGGAAGCCTATCCGGCGCAAACGTAAAAGGGGGGGTCATGAAAGTTCGTGCAATCAAGCAGGGCTTCTATGGTGATGACCTGAAAGCGCCTGGCGACGTGTTCGAAGTCAAGGACGGCAGCAAGGCAAAGTGGTTCGTGCCGGCGTCTGATGACGACCTCGAAACGGCCGTCTCGGGAAACGCCCGTGGCGGTGGCTCTCGCCGTGGGAACGCGACGAAGGCGGGCGGCGGAAGCGGCCCCAGTCCGCAATAATGGACTGACCCATGGCCGTCTCTCAGGTAGACATCGCCAACCGCGCGCTCACCAAACTTGGTGCAGCGCGCATCATTTCTTTGGACGACGATTCGCAGGCGTCGAATACCCTCTCGTCCATGTTTGCCATCGTGCGTGACGCGGAGCTGCGCAAGAACCTGTGGCATTTCTCGAAGGCGCGGGCGCAGCTTCCGGCGCTCAGCCAGGCGCCGATGTTCGGGTATTCCCACCAGTTCCAACTTCCCGCCGATTTTCTGCGGTTGATCGAGGTCAACGGCCGCCGGTGCCAGCCCAAGCCGCAAACTGACTCCTGGTACTCCATCGAGGCCGGGCGCATCCTCATCGACCAGGGTGGGCCGCTCCGTATCCGGTATGTCCGGCGCGTGGAGGATCCCACGCTGTTCGACGCACTGTTTGTCGAGGCGCTGGCGTGCAAGCTGGCCTTTGAGTCCTGCGAGACCCTGACCCAATCGAACACCAAGAAGCAGACGGCTGCCCAGGAGTACGAAGTGGCCGTAGCCGATGCACGCCGCATGAATGCCATCGAGCGTGCGGCTGTGGCTACGTCGGATGACACTTGGTTGGAGAGCAGACTGTAATGGCCAAGGAAACGCCGATTCAGAATACTTTTGATGGCGGGGTTCTAAGCCCGCTGCTGGCTGGTCGCACCGACCTGGCCAAGTATTTCAATGGCTGTGCGGTCCTTGAGAACTTCCTGCCGTCGGTGCAAGGGCCGCTCGTGCGTCGCGGTGGCACTCAATACATCTTCGGCACCAAGGACAACGCCGCCCGGTCGTGGCTGATTCGGTTTCAGGTGTCGGAGCGCGTGGCCTACATGCTGGAGTTTGGCCACCTGTATGTCCGCTTCTACACGGGGCGCGGCGTCCTCGTCTCTGGCGGGACGCCGGTCGAGGTGGCAACCCCATACACTGCGGCAGACCTCACGGCAGAGGATGGGACCTGCAACCTGCGTGTCGTGCAGAGCGCGGACACCATGTACATTTTCCACCGGAAGTACCAGACGCGTAAGCTGCTGCGTCTGGCGGCCGATGCGTTTTCCCTGGTGCTTGCGGATTTCACGGAAGGCCCATTCGGTGACGTCAACGCGAACAAGGCGGTCACTGTCGTCTCCAATGCCGAGGTGGGGGCTGTGACGCTGACCTCCAGCGCGGCGATCTTCTTGCCCGGGCATGTTGGCACGCTGTTCTATCTGGAAACGGCGGATCTGTCCGCAGTCAAGCCATGGGGCGTGTATCAGGAAGTCCAGGTCGGCACCCGGCGCCGGGTTGAGAATCGTGTGTATCAGTGCACCGCAGTGGGGCCGGTCAATTCGGAAGGGCCGCCCGTCACCGGCAACCAGACGCCGATCCACACCGAGGGCCGGGCCTGGGACGGGGACGGACAGCCGGTAGAGAACGACCAGCGCGGTTCTATTGGCGTGGAGTGGGAATTCCTCCATGCGGGCTATGGAATCGTCCGAATTGAGGCCTATCTTGACGGCCAGCACGTCACGGGCACCATTATCAAGCGGCTGCCTACTGAGCTGCAGCCAGGCGGCGGCAGCAGCACGACGATCACGCCATACCCGATAAGCACCATCACGCCGACGGATCCGGCGTCCTCGCGCGTCTTTGTGAGCGCTTCAGGCCATCCTTTTGCAGACCTGGATGCTGTCGTGATCACCGGAACGAACTTCAAGGACGCGGACGGCATCGCTTCCGACACGAACCGCGACGGCGCCTATGTCGTGCGCAACAGATCCGCGTCGGGCTACGAGATCGATGCGTCGTTCCCGTCCGGTGGGTCCTTCGCCTACGACCCACTGGCCACGGGCATAGCGACCCGGACCGTCACCACATCCTACCCGAGCCATACCCCGTCATGGAAATGGGCGTTCAGCCTCTTTTCTGATGTCGAGGGCTGGCCCGAGCATGGCGCGTTCTGGCGCCAGCGTCTGGTGCTCATGGCCGGGCGCGTGGGCGCAATGTCGGTGACATCTGATTTTGAGAACTTCGCAACGAAGTCGCCGGGCGGTGAGCAGGAGACCGATTCCGCCATCGTGTTCCGGCTGAATGCCCGTCAGATCAACCGCGCCGTCTGGCTGGTGGAGTCTGACAACCTCATTATCGGCACGGATGGCGACGAGTGGATCGTTGGCCCGATTCAGGCGAATCAGGCCCTGGGGCCGGCAAATGTCCGCGCTGAGCGCCGGACGGCCTACGGGTCGCGATCGATCCAGCCGGTGGAGGTTGGAGGCCGCGTGCTCTTTGTCCAGGCCTCCGGGCGCAAACTCCGAGACTACGAGTACAGCTACGACACCAACAACTATGCGTCGTCCGATACGACGAAACTGGCTTCCAATGTGCTGCAGAGCGGGGTGGTGGACCTTGCTTACCAGCAGGAGCCAGATTCCATCGTCTGGGCCGCCCGCGCTGATGGCTTGCTCGTGGGCTGCACCTATGACCAGGAGGCCGGGCGCAGCGACGTCTACGCCTGGCACCCGCATCCGATGGTCAATGGCTACGTCGAATCCGTCGAAACCATGCCCGCACCGGATGGATCCGCCGATGATCTCTGGATGATCGTGCGCCGCGTGGTCAACGGCCAGACCGTGCGCTACGTTGAGATCCTGCGCGCGCCCCTGAAGGATGAAGAGGGGCAGGCAGAGGCGTTCTACGTCGACAGCGGTCTGACTTACCGCGGCCCGACCACCGACCTGGTAACGAAGCTGGAACACCTGGAAGGACAGGAGGTCGACATTCTCACGGACGGCGCCGCGCACCCCAGCCGTACGGTGGTAGGTGGCCGCGTCCAGCTGCAATTCCCCGCGGAGATTATCCATGTGGGGATCCCGACCAGCTGCGCAGTGGCCACGATGAGCCTGGAGGCCGGCTCTGCCAACGGCACGGCTCAGGGCAAGCTCAAGCGCGTCACCAATCTGATCGTTCGGCTCTATCGCAGCCTGGGCGGGAATGTCGGACCGTCGCGCGCAAAGACGGAAGCGCTCGACTTCCGGCGGCCGTCACAGCCTATGGGCGTCGCGCCGCCGCTTTTTACCGGTGACGTGGGGCCCACCGCCTGGCCGGGCGGATATGAGCGCAGTGCCCAGCTTTGGTACACGAATTACCAACCGCTGCCGGCCACCTTGGTGGCGCTGATGCCAGTGGTCAGCACGAGCGATGACCGATGAGGATTGTCCAGATGACGGCCGCCCACGTCCAGGCGGTCCAACTACAGGACGCCCAGGCATACGCCCTTCCCATGGTCACTGCGGAGCATGCCCAGCAACTCGCGACGGCCGACGGTGTTGCCTGGGCGGCGCTCGATGGTGACGAAGTTATTGCCTGCGCCGGCATCGTGCAGGCCCATGAGCAGCGCGGCCTGGCCTGGGCGATGTTTTCCGAAAGAGCGCTGGGGCAGTTCAAGCTGATTCATCGCGTTACGCGCCTGGTGCTGGCGGGCGCCAAGTGGCGCCGAATAGAAATGACCGTGGACATCAATCACGCGGCAGCCATCCAGTGGGCCGAACGGCTGGGATTCGAGCGTGAGGGCTTGATGCGAGCCGTCACTCTAGACGGTCGTGACTGCTATCTCTATGCAAAGGTGAAATGATATGGAACCAATTTCTGCATTCCTAGTGGCCAATGCGGGCACGATTGCGGCTGTTTCCGGTGGGGTCGGCGCCATCGGATCCGTGATGCAGGGGAGCAGCGCTGCTGCTGGTTACAACCAGCAGGCTGAAGCCGCGGAACGCAATGCTGGTATCGCCGAGAACCAGGCTCGCCAGGCCTATGACGCGGGGCTACAGAACGAACTCGGGCAGCGCCGCAGCGCATCGCAGCAGCAGGCCGATATCAGAGCCTCTGTTGCGGAGTCCGGCCTAGATCCCAGCAGCGGGTCGGCGCTGATGCTGCAACAACAGTCAGCGGAGAACCTGGAGATGGACGCTCTGACGACGCGCTACCAGACGCTGCTCCAGGGCAACTCTTATGAGCAGCAGGCGGCGATGGACCGATACCAGGCCAAGGCGCTACGCGCGTCGGGGAGGGATGCGCGCGCGTCAGGGCGGTTCGGCGCGGCGACGTCGATCCTGACATCTGCCGCAGGTTACGGGCTGTCCCAGCTGGCGCCAGCCGCGGCGGCCGGAAGCGGCGTCCGAGCTGGCGGCGGCTTAGGGCTGCGCGTGGGCAACGTCGCGCAATACTGGAGGTAATTGATGGCCACCCGAGTTCCTATTCAAGTCGCCCAGCAGCGGCAGGCGCTGCCGGTGGGCACGTCTGCGCCGCGCGTGCCCATGGTCGCGCCTTCGGACACCACAGGGGAGGCAGTCTCTCGCCTCGGCGCAGGACTGGGCCAGGTAGCCGCGGCCGCTGATCGGTTACAACGTGAGCAGTCCACGGCTTGGGTCTCGAAAGCCGCCAGCGACGATCAGATCAAATGGCTACAGCGGCTGAACGAGCTGCAGGACACTGCCGCTCCTGGGGCGCCGGGCTTTACGCCGAGCTTGATCAAGGAGTTCGACGACTACAGCGCCCAGGCGCTGGAGAACGCGCCGCCAGAAAGCCGACCGTTCTACCGCGAGCAATTGACGCGCCAGAGGACGTACCTTGGCCAGCGTGCGGTGGAGTTCGAATCTAAGAGCCAGCGGGCCTACATCACTTCGCAGTACCAGAGCGGCATGGAAGCGGACGCAGCGACCATAGCCCTGGATCCGACGCAGTACGCGGAGCGGCGCGCCGCTCGTGTGGCGGCGCTGAACGCATCCAGTCTTCCCGAAGGCGTTAAGGCCAAACTTCTGGGTGAGTCCGAATCCTCCCTAGCTTACGCCGCCGGCGCTGCCACCATCGACCGTGATCCGCATGCCGCCGTCCAGGCGTTCGACGCTGCGGCGCGCGGCGAGGCCACCGCGGGCTATGAATGGGTCCGGTTTCTGGATTCCGACAAGATCCAGCAGTTGCGCACCAGGGCGCACACTCAGTCGGACCGCCGGGACACTCGGGCCCGCGTGGAGCAGGACCGCGCTATAGCCCGCGGCCAGCGCGCGCTTGGCGAGGTCGACAAGCAGGTAGCAACCGGAATTCCGGCGCGCACGGATGATGTGCTCCGCTGGGCGTCCATGGTCCAGGGAACGGAATACGAGGCGCAATTCCGAGAGATGATGCGCGGCCAGGACGAAGTGCAGCGAGTCCTGCGCCTGCCTGTCCACGAGCAGAGCGCCTACATCCAAGAAAGGCGGCTGAAGCAGCAGCGCGACGGCGCCAGCACGGCAGACATTGCCAACCTCGACCGTCTGTCGCGCGCCGTGGAGTCAAACACGAAGATGCTGCGCGAGGCACCGCTATCCTGGGTTGAGAACCGATCTGCGCAGGCTGTCACGCCGCTGGACTTCAGCCAAATGGCGACCCCGGCAGGCACCGCGGCACTGGGCCAGGCTCTTCGTGATCGGTCGGATGTCATCCGAGGGCTTCAGCGGGCCAACCCTGCCGGAGCGGTGCAAATGCGGCCGCTTCTGGCTGCGGAAGCCGAGCAGCTATCGGGCGCGTTCAAGCAGGCCGGCGCGCGCGAGAAGCGGCAGATCCTGGGCCAGCTTTTCTGGGCGGCCGGTTCGGCGGACACGTACCAGGGCATCGTGGATCAAGTGGACGGGATTGATCCCATGATGGCGCGTCTGGGCCGCCTGGCGGGCAGCTACGAGCAGGCCAAACTGCAGAACAACTTCTTCTCGCCGGACGTCGTCCAGTCCGCGGGGGATGCTGCCGCAACGGCCATAGCCGGCGATGAGATTCTGCGCGGAGGAGGCAAGGCCGGCTCGCTGAGTTACCCATTGCCGAAAGACACTGAGTTTACGCAGGCGATCGCGGACAAGGTAGGGAAGCTTTACCGGGGCGCTGGCGCGGGCGACAGCGGCGGCCAAGCATTCATGCAGGATGCATATGCTGTCAAAGCCTACTACGTGGGAAAGGCGGCCCAGGAGGGCGATTTGTCGCCAGACGTGAATTCCGCGCGCCTTGACCAGGCCATCACGGCCGTGCTCGGTCAGCCGGTGAATTTCCATGGGAATGGCGAAGTCCTGGCCCCATGGGGAATGAACGAATCTGACTTTCTGGATAGGGCCAATCGCACCGTGGCGCGGGAGGTGGCTGCGCGCGGGCTTCAGGATCAACTTGGGCGGAGCATGTCGAACAGCGGCTTGATCGGCGTCGGAGCTGGCGCATATGCGGTGACCCTGGGAGGAATACCCGTGCGTGACCCGAAGAGCGGGCAGCCCATCATCATTCAAATGACCCCGGACGCAGATGCCGGCCGGGACGAGTTTGGGCAGCGATTGAGTGACCTGATTCCGGGGACGCCGCAATGATGAACTTCGACGAGCAGCGCCTACGCGAGGTCAACGCTGCCGCCCGCACGCCCGGGGAAATCCTTGGACAGGCAGAGCCTGGCGTGCTGAGCGGCGTGGTGTCTGAGGTGCCGCGGGGTGTCGCGCGTGGCGCGGCAAAGGTACAGGGCGCTCTGACCAGTATTGCTGGCCAGGCCTATCAGCCAGCCCTGGACGCGCTGGAGTCTGCCACGGGTGTCAAAGCCCTGAATCCTTTCGACCCATTGACGCGGGCGTCGGATGAGGCCGTCCGCCAATACTCTCCCGATCCTTTGACCACAGGCACGGCCGGCCAAATGGTTAACGGCGTGGCCGACGTCCTGACGCAGGTCGGGTTAGGTACTGGCCTGTTCGCCGCTGGTGGGGCTTCTGGTGTTTCCCTTGCGTACGGTGGTGCCGCGACCGCTGGTGCTGCGACCGGGAGGTCCAGATTCCAGGAGTTGCGCGAGCAGGGGGTGGATGCGGACACCGCAGCGAACGCGGCATTTGTGGATGCCGTTACGACCGGTGGTAGTGTCTTGGTGCCGGGGGCAATCGGGTATAGCGGCATTGCAGCGCCCGCGGCTGCCCTCGGCGTGCGCACCGGAGCACGGGCCTACTTGGGTGCGAATGTCGCCTATGGTGCCGCGACCAATATGGCCATGGGCATCGGACAGCGAGCCTCTACCTATGAGCTCCTGAAGGGGGCAGGCTACGACGCGATGGCAGAGCAGTACCGACCCTTGGACGGGGCAGCTTTGGCCGCCGAGGGGATCCTTGGTGGCGTTTTCGGCGCAGTGGGGTCGGCCGCCGGCCTTCCGCAGCGCGCCACCGCGACAGTTGACGCCGCGATGGCGGCGCGGGATGCCGCTCACGCGACGATAGGAACGGCGCCTGGTGTGCCCGCAGAGCCATCGACGGCCAACGCGCACCGCAGCGCGATGGAGGAAATCCTGGCGGCCGATGCGGAGGGCCGCGCGCCTGATGTTGGCCGCACTGGCGTGCAGGACCAGCCGTTTGTTCCCCGTGCTAGTGACCCGGCGCCGGTGCGCCAGGCGCTCGGCTATTACGCTGATGAGTTGCCGGCCGGCCAGCGCTTCCTGCCTTCACAGCGAGTGGCTACCCTCGATCTGACCGCGCGCCGGGGGCTTCGATTCGATGCTCCAGAGCTCAACGAGTATGCGGCATCGGTGGAACAGCAGTATGGCCTGCCGTCAGGCCTTTTGAACGCATTGAAAAACGCGGGCGAGCGTAGCAACAGCAATCAGGTCAGTCCGGCCGGTGCGCGCGGCGTCATGCAATTCATGCCAGAGAACCTACGCAAGTACGGCGTGTCGGATGCGACCGACCCAATGCAGATGATCGACGCTGCGGGCCGATACCTGCGCGACACGATGCGGCAGTACGGCGGGGACATCGACGCGATAATTGCGGACTACAACGGGGGCCCGCGCCAGGCCCGCGAAGTTTTGGCCGGCCGACAGCCCAGAGCAAAGGAAACGCGGGAATACCTGGCGCGGGTGAGAGAGTACCTTGGGCGGGATACCTGGGCGAGCCGAGGGCCTGCGGATGAGGGCGCACCCTTCCAACGCTTCCCAGCAGAGCAAGCGCGCGCGGCGGCCAACATTGAGCAGGAGATCCTAGTCGCAGAGGCTGAACGGGCCGATCTGCTCGCCTCCTTCGGACAGGCGGCAGATCTGGGCGAAGTTTCGGCGGTGCGAGCTGAACTGCTGGAGCTGACCGCGCAGCGGGATCAGGCGGACGCGTCGGGCGTGCCACGCCAGCGCGCCAAGGAAATACAAGCTGAAGCTCCGCGCACAAGCTACAAACAGGCTCTCTCCCAGGCTGGGCGAGAAGTGAGGGCGTCGGTGCAGGAGTTGGACTCTCGGATCGCTCGTTTGCAGGCGTTCTTAGAAAGCAATCAAGGGGCGGCGCAGGCTGCTCAGCGGCTCGCGGACCTGGATATGCGGCTGGCAGACCTTGAGCAGAACCGGGCGGCCATTGAGGTTCCTGCTGCGCGCCCTGCGCCCATAGCGGTAGCCGTGCAGGAGATGGCGGCGCAGCGCGGTGGCCAGGCCGCCGCTTCCGAAGTCACACCCAGGCCAAGCGGCGCGGCTGAGTCCGGATCTCGCCCAGCCGCCCTGGCGGCTGCAAGCTCGGCGGGCGAAGAGACATCGAGCGCAGCGCCCCGCGTCGCGGCCCCGGAATCTCGTTCTGCGGCCGAGCCCGCAGGCAGCGCGCAACAGCCGGTCGCCAGTGATGCGGTACCCGCGGATTTGGAAACTCAGGCGGGCCTGGCGCGTCTGGATGAGGTCGGCGACATCCGCGTACGCGAAGAGGACGCCGACGGAAACGTGCGCGAGGTCTCCTTGCGCGATCAACTGAACGAAGTGCAGGCAGAGCAGGCATACGCCCGGCCGGAAGGGTTCCGGGCCGCAGTGGCATGCTTTCTGCGTTTGGGGGCATGATGAGGCAAGAATGTATCGAAGCGGTATCGCAGGCGCTGGGCCGGAGCCTGACCAAAGGTCAGTCCCAGGACATCGAGAACCGGATCGCGCGCGCCATGCGGCAACTGGCCGCCGATGACATTGGCGCTTGGCGGGCAATGACCGAGGCAGAACGGCTTGGCGCCGCAGCGGAGCGGGCCGCCGTGGACATGCAGGCGGAAATTGCGCTCAAGGAGCGCCGAATCGCGCTGACGGCGCTACGGCATGACGCAGTACAAACGTACCTTGAGGAATCGCCTTTCAACCCGATTGACGCGCTCGCTCGATCCCTGATGTTCTACTCGGACGGGAAAAGCGGCACCCTGTCTGTCGAAAGCTCAGCACAGGCGATCAGGAACCATGCGCTAGGGCAAATGCTCGACGTATTCGATACAGCCAAGGGGGGGCTCCTGGGGCTGGTGACAGACCCGTCCAAGACCTTGGCCATTGCGCGCGAACTCCGCGGTACACGTACGGGGGATGTCGACGCAGCCCGGGCGGCTCAGGCTTTCCGGGACGTTTCCACCCAACTTCGTGAGCGCTTTAATCGCGCCGGTGGCGACATTGGGCGGTTGGAGAACTGGGGCTTCCCGCAGTCACACAGCCAGCATCTCGTCGCCACTGGTGGTGGTGGCCTCAAAGGCGATGCTGCCCGCGCCATGTGGGTTGACGATGCAATTGCTGGGCTTGACCGCGGTCGGTATGTGAACGAAGACGGTACCTTGATGAACGATAGCCAGATCCGGGAACTGCTCTCGGCTGCCTGGGAGACGCTGGCGACGAATGGCGCCAACAAAATCGAGCCCGGCCGTGGGCTGCCGGGCCGTGGGCTGGTAGCGAACCACGGCAGCGCGGAGCGGATCTTGCATTTCAGGGACGCCGAGAGCTATATCCGCTATGCGGAGAAGTACAGCGAATCGACCATTCTGGAGACGATGCAGCGGCACGTCGAAGGCCTGGCGCGCGACATCGCGTTGACCGAGACCTTTGGGCCCAATCCTCACCTAGCATTCCGCTACTGGCGCGAGCGCGCTACCCAGCAGCTCAAAATGCGGGAACCGGACGGGGTGGAGAAGATCGAGGCGAGGGCCCGTTGGCTTGACACTGTGTACCAGAACACGGCCGGCACGAAGGAGCCACCCGTCAATGCGGCGCTAGCCGAAGGTATGGATACCTACCGGGCGTTGAATGTCGCATCCCGCCTAGGCTCCGCGTCGCTGGTCGCGGCGGTGACCGATCCCGCGACCAACGCACTGACCGCGATTCACAACGGCATCCCGGTCTGGCAGGTGATGGCAAACGAGGTGCGCGCCCTCAACCCCGCCAGCGCCACTGACCGGCGTGTGGCGTTGCGTGCGGGACTTGGGATTAATCAGTATCTGGGGGCCATGAACCGATGGGGCATGGATGGCATGGCGCGGGATGGCCAGGTGTCAGGCAGGATTGCACGGTATGCCGGCGGCATGGCCAGTGCGGTCATGAAGTTCTCCGGAATGAACGCTGTCACTCGGGCGGGGCAGCAGGCCTTCGGCTCCGTGCTGCTGGATTCCCTCGGGCAAATGACCCGAGCCGCCGGCGGTCTGGACGCGGCGCCGAACGCTAGGCTGGCCCGGCGCCTGAAGGATGCCGGAATCGGCGACACGACCTACAGCGTTTGGAAGCTAGCCCAACCCGAGGACTGGCGCGGCATGGGTGATTCCGTTTTGACGGCCGAGAGCATCTATCGGATACCCGATCAGGCGCTGGAGGCCGCGGCGCGAGCCGCGAGCACGACGCCCGCCAGACTGCGGGAACGCGCGGCGACAGAGCTGATGGCGTACGTCGATGGCGAGACGAATATGGCGATTATCGAGCCAGGGGTGCGTGAGCGTACCGCGCTGTATGGTGGTACGCGGCGCGGTACCCTGGGCGGCGAGGTGCTGCGCGGCGCCTTGCAGTTCAAGGCATTTCCTATATCTATTCTGATGCGTCATGGCGCGCGAGCGATGTCCATGCCCACCGGCATCGGGAAGATCGGATACAGCGCTGCACTGATCGGCATGACGACGCTGCTGGGAGGTGTGGCGCTGCAGCTGGGGGAAATTGTATCTGGCCGCGATCCGCAGGACACGACGAATCCGCAATTCTGGTCCCGTGCGCTGTTGAAGGGCGGCGGTCTCGGGATCTTCGGGGACCTTATGTTTCAGGATTACACGAAATATGGTTCGTCGGTTGGCGCTCTGGCGGCGGGCCCCCTTGGCGGCGATATTGAAGATCTGACCAAGCTGGTGCTGGCCAACGTTCAGCGAGGGGCGGAGGGCAAGGATACGGACGTCGGCGCCCGCGCAGTGCGCATGCTCAAGGGGAAAACGCCATTCGCCAACCTCTGGTACACCAAAGCGGCTACCGATCGCCTATTGTTCAATCAGTTGCAGGAGCTCGCGTCCCCTGGTTACTTGCGGCGCATGGAGCAGCGCGCGCGCAGAGAATTCCAGCAGCAGTATTTCTGGAGACCTGGCGAAGCCAGCCCAGGGCGTGGGCCTGACTTTGGCCGCATCGTTGGGGAGTAGATCTGCCGCCTTCGGGCGGCTTTTTCTTTTCCGCAGAAGTCTGCGCGCGCGCGCGTAGAAAGTGGCGAGCAATCTACCAGGGTTGCGCGCCATGACCGTCTCTTCCGAAGTTTCCCAAGTCAGCTATGCCACCGACGGTGTCACCACCGCATTTCCGGTGCCGTTCTATTTCTTGGCCAACGATCATCTGCGGGTCTGGCTCTACTACGAGTCAACGGGCGTTGAGACGGATCTGGTACTCGGATCGTCATATGACGTGGTCGGCGCTGGCGACCCGTCTGGCGGTACGGTCACCACGACGGTAGCTTATCCGGCCGGGCCGCAGTTGCGTATTGAGCGGGTTGTGCCGATCACTCAGGAAACCGCATACCAGCGGAACGACCCCTTCCCGGAGCGCGCGCACGAGCAGGCCCTGGACAAGCTGACGATGATCTGCCAGCAGCTGGCCAGCTTTTTTGGGCTGCTCCCTGGGTCCACTCTTCGTGCCCTTCTGCTCGGGCGAAACGACGTGGATGGCCAGGGTGCCTATCGCGCTCGTAACAACCGCATCCAGGACCTGGGCGACCCGAAGGCAAACCAGGACGCCGTGAACTGGCGTTCGATGTTCTCGTTCGTGACGGACTACGTGGACAAGGCCATTGCCGGAGTGGAGGGAGGGTTTGGCTGGTTCCAGCAATCTGGCATCGGGTCGATATTCCGCACGTTCCAGAACAAGATGCGGGAGTTCCTGACAGCGCGCGACAAAGGCGCTGCGGGTGATGGCCTTCAGGACGATACGCTGCATCTGCTGGATATGATCGCCGAGGGCAAGGACCGCCGATCTATCGCCTCTCTGCGTCAGGGCGCCTTCCGCACGACTTTACCCATCGGAATGGTGCCGGGCGGCACTCTGGAAGGTGATGGCGCGCAGTCGACCACCATCCGCCGGTACGGCTCCGGCAACCTGATCAGCTCGCCGTTTGAGGACGACGCGGTGATCCGTGGTCTGACGCTGGACATGCGCCGTTCCGTTACGGGTGGTGATGGCCATGGCGTATCGGCCACCGGTCAGCGCCTCTGGGCGGATGCCCTGGTGGTCAGGGATTTTGGATCTGGCGGGGTCGGTGGTGGAACCGGCGTGCTTTTCGAAGGTGGCGCGTCTAAGACAGCCGGCCACCGGCTGACCAACTCCAGTTTTTACGGCAACCCCGCGGCTACGGTGTCATTCGGCTGGATCTTTGCCGACACCCTGACATCCTTCGCGAGCGGCGTCTACTCTCAAGATATTGTCGGTTATGGCCATGAGCTGAAGAACGACGCAAGGTACAACAACCTGACGCACTTGATCGCTCGCCTTTGCAATTGGGCGTTGGCGTATGGTCAGGACACCCCAGGCGTAGATGGGTGTGATTTCAACGTTGCGACGGGCGTGGTCGGGATGGCTTGCGACGCCGGTCTGATCGTCGGCGAGGGCACGTACAACCTGTTCTCGGGCCTGCTTTTCGACCAGACCGGTGCCCCGGGTCGGGAGGCGGATAGGTCCGCAGTTCGCTTGAGTGGGTCGGCGGCTGGGAACGCAGCGTTTGGGGTCATGTCCTATGGCACCTATACGCAATCGGTGTTCCTCTCTGGCAACCGAAACTACGTGCAGTTGGCCGCGCACGACACCTCCGCGACGGTGTTGCGCATCGGCGCCGGGAGTCGGCAGAACGCCGTCGAAATCTCCCATCCCGGCCTGCGGACGTCCATCTTTTCCGCGATCGACGACAGCAGCGGCCAAGCGCTGGACGGTAGTACCGCAAACGCGGTCTGGTGCCATGCCACGGGTCAGCGTATCGGCTCAATCTCGGGATCTTTCCATGATCGGCTGGGCATCAGCGGCGCAGCGATCAACGGCAACCACCGGTGGCGCTACGAACATTCGCAGTACGCCATCCACGCATTCGCCACGCCTGGTAATTCAGGTGACTCTGCCGGCCTGGTCTACGCCATTCCGGGGTCGGCCATCCACGGAAAGATTTTGTACGCCAAGGGTGCATCCGGGCCGGCGGACTACTGGTCGATAGGCGTCAACGCGGCCGACGCCTACTATCTCACGCCGCTTTCGATCCGCCCGAACCCGGACAACACGAAGTCATGCGGCGAGGCCACGTACCGCTGGACCGTTGTTTACGCTACCACCACCACCATCAGTTCGTCTGACGCCCGGCTGAAGAAAATCAGGGGGCCGTTGACCGAAGCGGAAATGCGGGCTTGGGCGAAGGTGCAGCCAGTCATCTATCAATGGCTGGATGCCATTGCCGATAAGGGCGAGGACGGCGCCCGCTTGCACGGGGGCTACATCGCGCAGGACGTGGAATCGGCATTCACTTCCGAGGGGCTGGACCCGCGGCGCTATGCGATGTTCTGCGAGGACGACGTTTTCAACACCGTGAAGGTCAAGCAGATGGTTTCGCGCCAACGCTTTGCGAGCGAGACAGTGCGCGTCCCCCGCATCGAGGTGGCGGATGGGCGCGCCGTGCAAACCTTCGTTGATGAAACCACGGAAATCCCGCTGTACGAGGATATCCCTCTGGTCGACGTCGACGGCAACGCCGTGCTGGACGAGAAGGGCAACGCCGTCATGCACCAGGTGCCGGCCATGCACGACGTTGAGGAAGAGGTGGAACAGCAGGTTCCGGCCGGCAAGCGCCTGGCGCTGCGCTATGACCACTGCGCAGTCTTCGAGGCTGCGTACCAGCGGAAGCGCGCTGACCTCATCGAGGCGCGCGTGACTGCGCTGGAGGCGCGCCCGTGAGCAATGAATACCTGATCGAAGTATCAATCTACGGGAGGCGCCATGCCCCAAAGGATCATGAAAATGCAAGCTGAAATCGGCGCTGAAGTAGCCAAGGCCGCGCCGCCGGCTACGGTTGTGGTCGCCGGCGCGGCGTCGGGCTGGGATTTGAATGCCGCCGTGCTCTGGGCCACGCTGATTTACATCGGCCTCCAAGCGGGATACCTGCTCTGGAAGTGGCGCCGGGATATGCGCCGCGAGCGGGAAGGGGTAGAAGCTTGAAGACCGGGACACGCATCGCGGGCGGCGCTGCGGCCCTGGTGGCGTCTGGGGCGCTGACGCTATTCAGCGCCGACCTACAGAAGTTCCTGGGGCGATGGGAGGGAGAGGGGGAAAACGTCGTCTATGCGGACAAGTTGGCCAAGGGGCTGCCCACCGTATGCAAGGGGATCACGAAGCACACCAGCCCCTATCCGGTTGTGGTTGGCGACTATTGGTCGTCTGAGCGATGCGCCGAGGTCGAGCAGATGGTCGTGAGCAGGGGGCAGCTCGATCTGGCCGACTGCATTGGCGTAGCCATCAGCCAACCGGTTTTCGACGCCTTAAGCAGCCATTCCCACAATTTCGGCGTGCCCCGCACGTGTGCAAGCCGGGCCGTAGGCTTGATCAATTCGGGGCGTGTCGCCGAAGGTTGTAACGCCCTGGCTCATGGCCCCGATGGAAATCCAGTCTGGTCTTACGCAGATGGGAGGTTCGTCCGAGGACTGTACAACCGTCGACTTGCGGAGCGGGACCTATGCCTATCGGGGCTGCGTTGATTGGCTGGAAGGGCTACGCGGTGGCGCTGGCGGCTGGTGCGGTGCTGATGGCTGTTGGCGCTGGCGCCATCGTTTGGTATGGCCATGCCCAGCGAGCCGCTGGACGTGCTGAGTGCCAAGAGGCCCACCGCGTCGCCGGCCTGGAGGAATTCAAGACCGAGGCCGAGCGGCTGACGGGACTATCCGGCGACCTGCAATCCCGAATCGACCAGCTCGCCGCCACGCGTCCCCAGGTCATTGAGAGGTACACCCGTGAAATTGTTCAGCGCCCTTTGCCTGCTGACTGCGTGCGCGACCCTGGCAGGGTGCGCGCTACCAACGAAGCCATCGACGCGGCCAACGCTGCCCGTCAATCTCAGCGCTCCATGCCCGGCAGTCCCGCACGTTGATTCGGCATCCTGGGATGATCTGGCGCAGGCGCATGCAGCGCTGGCATTCCAGTACACCGAGTGCGCAGCCCGGCACCAGGCGGTAGTGGATGCCTGGGCCAGCCCCTAGCCCCGCGCCATCTACAGAGTGTTTACAGGTTCCCGGACCGAAGGTTGACGGGATAGCTTCGGTACAATCCTCGGAAAAGTCCTCGGCCATAGTCGCGGCCGGGAAGAATTTTCGGAGGGATG